ACAAAGGTATTGTATGAAGGATATCGCATTTAGATTGAGACTGTTGGTGACAGTTCAATAACATTACTAACATCCTCACCTTCAACTTTTAGTTCGGATAGATTGACTTCAACCTCTGTGGTCTCTTCACAATCAATTGCTTGACACTTTACATTTACTGTAGATGTTTCGCCGACAGATTTAGAACGGATTTGTGTGAACATATATTCAACATCAAATGTCGTAAGTTGTGATGGTGCAATATCTTCAAACACACAAGCAATAATTGTGTCAACCATTGCTCTCATTGCTTGTTTCTGGTCTTGCGACTCAAATGCCATGAGAAGAATCTTTTCTTCTTTGACAAGGTATGGTCGATATGTTACAATACTTTTTGATGAAGGAATCTCCATCTCGTATTTAATCGACTCATTTAACTTAGGTAATGCCATAATTTAACTCCATAATTACCTTAATACTCTTCTAATCAATTCGCCTGCGAGACCTTCAACCAGACCACTGGAGATGTCTCCTTGTCCTGAGCGCCAGTCTTTGTAAGACAATTGGACTGACACTTCCACAACATCTTGCGTTTCATTATTTAGTGCAATTTCATTCAGTGTTGTTGGGTATGCGTTCTCAAGAATACAACTGTATGCAATCTGGTCACCAAAGATACCGTTCAAATCAATCTCACCTTGTGCGAGGTCGAGTGGCCCAATACGAGGGAGACGATTACGAATACCACTAGGAATTCTGTCGGTATCAAAAACTTTCTTCTTTTTGATTGGAAACGATACACCCTTCTTCAGTTGTTGAATGACAACTGGTTTGGTATAGTCTTTGAAATATCCAATCGTTTTTGTTTGTTGGTTGTGTGCGAGGTTTTGCCATGTCTCAAAGTATCTGCGAATGCCGTAGTCGTTCATACAATAGAATGTCATGTTTAGGTCTGTGACCGCATACCCATTTGCAATTTTGGTCAGAACCGTTCCAATCTGTTTGTCAGCGGACAAAACCTGACGGCCTGGCAAACTGGTTACACGACACAACATGTCTAATTCTCTTGGGTCGTTACCACCCAAAGGCGCGCCCTGAATACGAGGTAGTTGAACACGGAACATGTTCTGTGATGCGAATCCACCACCTCTACTTACTTGCGCTCTAAAATCGTCTACGCGAAATACCATTATCCTATCATCCGTCTTGAATCTGAGAACACTTTGGAAGAGTTTCTCTTACGGAAGTCTGCGGTTGGTAGGAAGGTTGCGATTTCCCACTCAGGTGCTTGGACTTCTGCGAACTTACTCTTCACATGGTCATTCAGATAGTGTTTGAAACATGGTTTGAAATACTTGAACTTACTTGCAGACTGCAATCTCTTATAGGTGATATTGAACTTCGCATCGTCACTTGTCTTACTGGACTGAATATCCAGAAGGGAGTCAAGGAACTTCGCACGAAGAAGTGGTGGAAGATAGTGAAGGTTCAATCCATAGAACCCACCTTCCGCAGGGCCAACCACAATCACCAGAGGAAACGCATCATAGTATGGAAGTGTGTCTTTGGTCTTCGGGTCGTAGAAGAACATCTGCATCGAACCAATAATTTGTTTATTACCACGATTGATTTCCTTCTCTTGCATCAACGCTTCACGGTTGACAGAACGAAGGTTCTTTGCTTTTTTACGAAACCATTCACGCGATTCCTTCGTGCGTGGTGTAATACCAGCACGGAATGCTTGCAGTTCCAGTCTTTGGAATAAGTTACTCATACACCTATTTATAAGGTTTTTTGTAAGGTTTGAGAGGTTTTGTTGATTTCGGTATCATTGATTTCAATGGTTCGGTTTTCTCTGTCCATATGACAAAGTTCCAACCACGGTCTTTTGCATACTCACTGGCTGCCTTCCACTTATTAATGTTCTTAACATAAGTCAGACTTTCGGTGATATATCGTTTCGTCCTGCGTTGACCTGTCGGTGGGCGTGTCTGTGCATCTGGTTTTATCTCAACCAGAAAGACTTTACCGTCCTTCATCTTTATTTTCAAGTCCATAAAGTATCGGTGGTATTTGTGGTCAACCTCATATAGATATGGTATAACCACTTCTTCACTTGACCACTCAATCACGTTTGAGTTGTTATCACACCACTTGAAGGCGTGTTTCTCCCACAAAGAACGATAGATGACCTTTGTGTAGTCACCCTTATACTTCTTTGGATTTTTCGGTTTATATCGTCCAGAATATGCCATAAAACCTTATAAATAGTATCGAATTATTTTTATTTAGTGGACTTACAAATGGCATTACAAGACGATTTAGAATATCCAAAAGAAGATACTTCTGACTATGGTGGTCGAATTGTCTTTTCAGTTCTTGAGGAAGAACAACCAAGTTTGGGTGAACTTGCTCAAGTTGCTCAAAGTAAGACAAAGGCTGCAAAAGATGCCATAAAAGATGTTGTCGGCGGTGAAGCGCCTGGCACTAATCTAATACAACAGTTCAAAGGTGGTGTTAACCAAGCATTGAAAGGCACACAACCAAAAACCCCAACTCGTAGAGTTTCTCTTTATCTTCCCGTTGGTCTTCAGTTCCGTGATAATGTCGCTTATGAAAATACTGACCTGTTATCGGGAACTGTTGCTGGTTTTCTTGCTGGTGCTGGTTCTAGTGCAGAAGGATTAAAGGGAACTGAAGCTCAACAACAAGCAAGTCTTGCTATTGTTCGTCTTGCACAGAAAAATCAGGAACTAGGTAATGTTGCTAGGGCTGCAGCACGAGTCACCACAAACCCTAATACTCGCGCATTGTTTAAGAGTGTTGCGTTAAGAGAATTTGCATTCACCTTTAAGTTTCTTCCGTGTTCTGCAAGAGAAGCAGAAGAGGTTAAAAATATTATTCAATTATTCAGAGAAGAACTATATCCAGAAGATATCCCTGACGCTGGTATTTCTTTGGGGTATAAGTTTCCAAACAGATTCAGAATTCAAATTGAATATAATGGTGAAGAGGTTACAAATAAAATTCTCCCATGTTACCTCAGAGATGTGAGTGTTACATATAATCCATCAACAATGGCGATGCATGATGATGGAAACTTTAGTGAGATTGACATGAGTGTATCATTTACTGAATCTAGAACACTAGACAGAAGACAAATTGAGGCAGGATTCTAATGGCATATTTCGACAACTTTGGAATCGTATCATATCGTTTTGGTGATAACGAGAGTCCAGTCCTTTTCAATAATCTCACCGCATATGTTGATGTGATTGACCAAGTAAAAGAGAATGTTGCTTTTTATAACAAGTATACCATCAGTGCGGGAGAGAGACCAGACACACTATCCTACAAACTGTATGGCACTCCAGATTACTACTGGACATTCTATCTGTTGAACAATCACATTCGTGAGAGTGGTTGGCCTATTGATAGTTACGATATGTTAAATATCGCAAAATCAAAATACCCGTATCGTGTTGTGACAACCAATACAAACCTAACAGGTATCTTTCCTGTCGGTCAGAGTGTGACGGGTGTTACCAGCACCACGACAGGAACAGTCATTCGCAAAATTACTGATATGGGTCAACTCGTTATTGATACAGGTGAAGAACCAAACACTGCAAACTTTGGTTCGACAGAGTTGATTCGATACACCGATACAGATGGAAACATTCAACAATTGACTGCCATTGCGGAGTCCGAACAATACAATGCAGTTCACCACTACGAAGACGCCAATGGTGTTCATCAAGACCTGACGATATATGACTTTGGTAGTCCTTCGGTAAGTTGGACACCAGTAACATATCGAGACAGGTTAGAACAAAAGAATGATGAACTGAAAGAGATTATTGTTCTGAAATCAGATGTTGTAAATCAAGTTGCGGGCGAGTTCGCGAAATTTCATAGAGAGTCGTAATGGCATCTAATCAAAACCAATCGCAACAGTTCAAGATTACTGAGGCGGTCATATCGGCAGACCGATTGCTGGAACAAGACTTTGATGTTCGCACCTCTATTGTTGAGTTGAATATCTTTGAAAGTCTTGACAAACCATACCTGACGGGTCAACTGATTATCCTAGATGATAATGCCTTACTCGATGTAATCAACTTTAATGGAACAGAGAGATTTAAGGTAACCATTGCGTCTGTGACTAACGACCTTCAACCTGTGTTTGAACGTAGTTTCATGATGACAGGTATTGAACGGTCTGTCAAGTCCGAACAAGGTAAGGCGAGTATTCTCAACATCACACTGATGGATGAACATGCATTCTTGGCTCGTTCCAAAAGAATCAGTAGGTCGTTTAGTGGTAACATCGATGATATCATTACGAAACTCATTGGGTCAGAGATGAAAAAGAATATTGATACTTCCTATCTGGGTGAGTCCAAACCGATTCAGACTAGTATGAAGGGTATCATTCCTAATCTAAATCCAATCGATGCAGCACTATGGTTGACCAAAAGGGCCTCAACAATCACGGGGTCACCTTTCTTTATCTACGGGTCGATGCATGATGACAACATTAGGTTTGGTAATCTAGATGCAATGTTATCTCAGGACGCATTCAACGCCAAGTTACCATATATCTACAATCCTGCAAACGTTGCTCTTGCGGAACAGGGCGGAGAAGATAAGAAATCATTTATTGTGTCGGGTATGAAGACAACCAAGATGTCCAACACTCTCAAGATTATCGAACAGGGATTGGTTGGTTCTCAGTATTCTAACACAAACCTCAATACAGGACAAATCTTCTCACAACATCACACCATTCGTAAAACCCTCGAAGGTCTACAAACCAGCAATGTGATTGGTAAAAATCAGAATGTCTTTGATGATGAGTTTAGAATTGGAGAACAACCTATCGATGATTATAACTCCATGAACTTTCACACGATTACATCCAGAGGCACATACGAAAGACACAAGAGTTACCACGATGAACATGATGAGGTTCGATTCAAGAAAAAGATTGAGACCAATGCAATCAAAGCACACCTATATAAAAACCTATTCAATGTTGTTGTGCCAGGCGTAGGTCTGATTGTATCAAAGGCTGGGGTTGGAGATATAATCAAACTGAATGTTATAAACGATGATACGAATGTGAATAAAAAGTCAACATCAGATACAATGCTTGATAAGGGCAAATCTGGTGATTTCCTTGTTTATGAAACAAGACACATCTTCTCTGATACCACACACAACGTCTCTATGAATATCTGTAAACTGGAGAGACAAGCATGAACCCGATTCTATCAGAATACTATGGTGATAATACCAGATGGTTCATTGCGACTGTCATAGACAATATGGCTCCTGCTGGATATGAGGGTCGTTTCAAGATTCGTATTCATGGTCTGCATTCTGAGTCCACCAAAGATATTCCACAACACGACCTTCCGTGGGCGCAGTGCGTATTGCCGACCACAGAGGGTGGTGTATCAGGTATCGGTAGAATGCCTCACCTGTTACCAAACGCAATGGTATTTGGATTCTTCATGGATGGTATTCATTCTCAGACACCAATCATTCTGGGGTCAATTCCTCACGTCGAACTTCCAACACAGGTTCAGTTGGGTATTCCTGAGAGTGGATTGTCCGAAGAGATGCCCGAAGATTTCTTTACGAAAGTCTTCAATGCGAACAAACCATTGGAGATAGATATCAAGAATGAGACGGCTGGTGCAATCGGTAGGTCTGTGAAGAGAAATCGTGAGAAGGTATCAGTTCAGTTCTTTTTGAATCTGGGGTATACCATCAAACAATCAATAGGTATTGTCGCATCTCTATCCTTTGTATCGGGTATGAAGACCAATCTCACAACCGAAAACAAAGGACTTGCAGACTGGTCGGAGAGTAGAGTCGCAGACCTGAAAGCATTCTCTAACGACTATAAAACTTTCTTCACACAGAACTCATTCATCGCATATGAGTTGAGAGGAACACAAAGTGCAGCGAACATCAGACTTCTCCAGTCCGATAAACTTGAAGGTGATAAGGGAACGTGTAGTATCTTCTGTAAATACTATCTCAAGAAACCTGATGCGACCACAATCAAAGCGGCGGAACGAATCGCAAGAGAGTTGGTTGGGAGGATAACATAATGGCATTGAATAAATTAGACTTAGAATCAAAACTTAATGCTCTCTCAAGACGAGAAGTAAAACCTGTAGACTTAGGAACAGAAACAACTGAAGAAATTTTTGCTAAGTTCTCGACTAAGGTTGGTAACGTAGATGGTGAAATACTTGGTGGTGTAAAAAGTCTTGGTAAAGAGAGTATCACACCCAACGAAGTGTTAGATGCATCTGTCGGAAAAATAACTGATGATATCGGAGTGAGTGGACTCGCGACTCCAAGTAGTGACGCAAATACATTGTCTGGATTTTCATCAAACACAAAACCAAAGAGTGGTATTCTTGCGATTGGTCAAGGTGGCCCTGCTGGTGTTGAAAGTGCAACCAAGAAAGCACAGTCACTTGCGTCTAAAACAAAGGGTGAGGTTGACTCCTTTACTAGTGATATTGGTGGTTCGGCTGCCACATCTCAGTCACCAAAGTTCGGAGACCTCAAGGATTCCGTGAAAAAGATGACACCTGTATCGTCACTGAGTGGTGTCGCTGCTGATGCAAAAGATGTTGTATCAAACGAAACAGGTATTGGTGGATTGAACGCAGAGGTAACAAAACCAAAGAATTCACTGACCACCATTGGTAGTGTTACTGCACTGGGTAAAAAAGTTTTCAATGATGTAACATCGGCAGTCAATAAATTCGAGACGGATGTATCCGACTTCTTTAATGATGTGTCCGCTTCGGTTGATAAAGGACTTGGTGGTTTTTTACAAAATGTTACAGAGTCTATCACAGGTGACTCTAGAGCATACCTGAGAAATATCACTGCGGGTGGTGTCTCACTATCTGACGAAGAGACCAAACAACTACTGGGTGAGGTGTCATCCAAAGACCCAAAACAAAAAACGAGAGCGGTGAATAAACTTGCCAACAAATCGCAGAATGTCACCAGCAAGGCAAAGGGTCTTTTAGCAGATAGTAAAGCGACATCTACTCAAGAACTCAAGGACGAGGTGACAAAGAAGGGCAAGGAAACAGGTGTCCCTGATACAGAGGTTCAGAGTTTGTTGAATGAAATCGATACAATTGATAAATCATTGAATGACCTTGACACCACAATATCTGGTTCAGTTGTTGTCGAAGCAAGTCTGTTTAACACACCAACGCCTCTTACATCAACCGCGAACAGATGGAATGGTAGACAGACCTCTCAAGATGTATTTACCTTTGTAGCTTCGGTTGAGGAACTGGACGCAGAGTTCTCTACAGTCAGAAGAGATGTAACAGAAGTTATTGTCCATGCCACAGAAACTTATTCTAATAAGAACATCGGGTCACCAGAGATAAATGACATTCATAACAAACTGGGACACGATGGTATCGGATTTCACTATGTCATTCGCAGAGATGGTAGTTTGCAAAGAGGTAGACCCGTCAACCGTAAGGGTGAACATGCACCTGTAAATGACCACAATGATTTCTCTATCGGTATTGTAATGGTCGGTGGACTGGCTGCGGCATCTGGTCAGGAGAACCCTTCTCGTTCTCCACACTCGTTCACTCGCGCACAGTTCACGACACTGGAACAGTTCCTTGAGTCGTTCTATCGTAAGTTTCCAGGCGGTCAGGTGTTCGGTCACAACGATGTGGACATCTCAGAACTTGACCCATACTTTGACGTGCCTGATTATGTGGAGTCAATCTTCAGAAAAACAAATAAGACAACTGACCCGTTGAACACAGGGCCACTTAAACCTTCGGAAATATCATGACTACGAAAAAAGATAAGTTTGAACTTCGTGTAGCAAAACTAGGGGTAGGACAAGAGGAGACTCTGGGTGTTCCTATTGATGGTATGCAAGACCCTACAGGTGCGTTACCTAAGAGAGATTACAACTATGATGTGTCAATCAACAAGGCATCACGAGGGACAAAGGTAAACAATCTGTATGCTGGTGGTGGTGACTTCGGTGTTCCTCTGAACA